CCTATCCCCTGTGTGCCTTGGCAGTCTCAGCCTCTCTATGGGCAGTCGGTGATCCCTGGTCTCCACCGACCTGATGTCTGCCGACTTCATCACCCTGCTGCGCAACGCATCGCTGGTGCGTCGCATGGGTGCCCGCGTCCTGGGCGGCCTGGTCGGTAACGTCGACATCCCGCGTCAGATCGGCTCGGTGACCCCGGGCTGGGTGGCTCAAGGCGGCGCTGGCAGCGAGAGCGATATCACCTTCAGCAAGGTGACGATGACGCCCAAGACCGTTCACGCCATCCAGGACCTGACGCGCGAAATGCTGCTGCAGGCCACGCCCGCGATTGAGGGCTGGTGCGTGCCGACATGGTCGAGACCATGGCTGCTTACCTGGACTGGGCTGCCCTGCACGCGCCCGGTACCGGCAACGCGCCCACGGGCTTGGCCAACATCGCCGGCATCGGTGCTGTGGTGGGTGGCACGAACGGTGCGGCCCCGACCTGGGACCACATCGTGGAGCTGGAAAGCCAAGTCGCCAACAGCAACGCCGCCCAGGGCTCGGTCGCCTACCTGACCAACACCCGCGTGCGTGGTCGCCTCAAGCGGACCCAGAAGTTCACGGGCACCAGCGGTCAGGAAGTCTGGCAAGAAGCCATGGCCGGCGATGACCCTGCGCTGTTCGGCCGCCTGAACGGCTACCGCGCGGGTGTGTCGAACAACGTGCGCAGCGATCTGACCAAGGGCACCAGCTCTGGTGTCTGCTCCGCGCTGTTCTTCGGCAACTGGAGCGATCTGCTGATCGGTGAATGGGGTGGTGCCGAGATCCTGGTGGACGAAGTCACCCAGGCATCGAACCGCATCGTGCGCACGCACATCTACCAGACCATCGACATCCAGGCCCGTCGCGCTCAGTCGTTCGCCGCGATGCTGGACGCCCTGCACGCCTGATCGCTGACGCCCGTCAGCTTTGAGGCCTGACCGGCCCTGCAGCTCACATGAAGCTGCGGGGCCTTTTTCTTTCCATCACACAAGGACCACGCCATGAAGCGCGTTGAAATCATCAGCACCTGCCTGATCGCGGGTGAGACCCTGTTCCAGGGTTCGGTTGTCGAACTGGACGACGACAAGGCTGTAGCACTGATCACTGCCCAGCGCGGCAAGATCGTCGACGACAAGACCAAGCTGCGCGACACCAGCAAAGAGCACCTGGCCGAGGCCGACCAGCGTGCGCAAGAGGCCGTGCAGCCCGGTGCAGCCCAGGCCGATGTGATCGCCAAGGCTGTCGAGGCCAAGGTGGCTGAAGCGCTGGCCAAGCTGGGCGCCGCGGCAGCTCCTGCTGCCGATGCCGCTCCCAAGGCCTGACCATGTTCCAGGAAGACCTGTCCATCTACCTGATGGATCAGGGCGTGCCGTGCACCGTGGGTGCCGTGAACTTTCTGGGCCTGCTGGCCCAGCCTGACACGGTGATGGATCTGCAGCGTGCGTCCGCGCACAGCCGGCAGTACGAGCTGACCTACATCACGAAGGACGTGCAGATCGCCCGTGACACCCAGGTGACCGTGAACGGTGTGGATTACACCGCCCGCGAAGCACCCCGGGCCATGGGTGATGGCGCGTTTTCGTCGGTGCTGCTCACGAAGGACTGACCATGCCCAGCATTCCAGAGCAAATCGCTGAAACGCTGCGGGCAGGCCTGGCGGGCAACACAGATGCCGGCGCTGCTGTGTACCGTGACCGCGAAGACGCCATCACGCGAGAAGAGGATCTGGTGATCCTCATCGAGCTGGGTGACGAGGATTCGACGCCCCTGGGCGGCCAGGCGAATCCCTTCACGCCCGTGGAGCGCAACGAGCTGCGGGCCATGGTCACGGTGGTGGTGCGTGGGGCCAACTGGCAGAGCCGCGCTGACGTGGTGCGTCTGCAGGCTCATCAGCGGCTCACCCAGCTGCTGCCCCTGTGGCAGCTGGCGTCGCAGTGTCGCCGTGAGCGCACCGAGTGGCGGCCCGCCAACACCGATCAGCCGTTTGGCTTTGTGTCGACGGTCTACGTGTTCACGTACCTCGGCAACGGCTTCAACCTGGCTCTTCCGCCCTGACCCTGGAGCGATCAATGAACCGCCTTCGCCACCTCTTGATCTCGATGTGCCTGGCTGTGTTCTCTGGTCCGCCTCTGGCGGGCCTGGGCCCGACACCGAGCCTGCACCCTCATCAACCTACCTTGAGCCGTCGCCACCGTGGCGCGGGCAAGCCCGGCACGCCGGGCAACAAGCTGGCCCGTCGCGCCCTTGAGGGCCGTTTGGGCGTGGCTGCCATCCGCTGACCCATCCACCTCCTCCCCCCTCTCTGTCCCTGAAAGGATCTCACCATGTTCATGTTCGGCTCTGGCCTGCTGTGGGGCACGCCCACGCAGGACGCGACTGGCGCTGCCATCGCGAACCCCACCCCTCTGTTGTTCGGCACCTTGCAGGATGCTGAGTTCGATGTGAAGTTCGAGCTCAAGAAGCTGCACGGCCAGAATCAGTTCGCTGTGGCCGTGGGCCGTGGCAAGGGTGAAATCTCCGGCAAGGCCAAGGTGGCCGACATTCGCGCCGGCTTCCTGGAAACCATCGTGTTCGGTGTGGCCGGCACCAATGGCACCCTGTCCATGGTGAGCGACACCGTGGGCGTGGCCATCCCGGCATCGTCGCCGTACACCATCACCGTCACGCCCCCGTCCAGCGGCACCTTTGACAAGGATCTGGGTGTGATCAACAGCGCCACCGGCCGCCCCCTGCGCCGTGTCGCTTCGGCGCCCACGGCTGGTGAGTACGCTGTGAGCAACGCGGGCGTGTACACGTTTGCTGCAGCTGATTCCAACACCGTGGTGTACATCAACTACCGCTACACCGCCACCAGCACCACTGGCCGCACCATGACCATCCGCAACCTGCCCATGGGTTACGCGCCGATGTTCAGTGTGGACTTCTATGGCCCCTTCCAGGGCAAGCAGGCCGTGCTGACGCTGAACAGCTGCATCGCTGATGGCTGGAAGCTCAGCACGAAGAACGATGACTTCAGCGTGCCTGAAGTGGGCTTCAGTGCCCAGGCTGACGCTGGCGGCATCATCGGCAAGCTGGCGTTCTCGGAGTAATCCATGCCGAAGTTCAAGGGCGTGCCCATGCAGATGGGCGATCAGCTGCTGATCCTGCCCCCGATGAGCCTCGGCATCATCGAGGACTTCCAGGATCAGATTGACGAGATGCTGGCCGGCAAGGTGAAAAAGCCTGTGTCGCTCATGATCGACATCTTCCACCGCACCCTGCAGCGCAACTACCCCGAGTTGACGCGCGACCAGGTGCGTGAAGGTCTCGGCCTGGACGACTTGCAGGGCATGTTCACCACCTTGCTCAAGGCCAGCGGCTGGGAAGTGGGTTCTGCCACACCGCCGCCGGAGGGCACCCCAGAGGGGGAGCCCCAGGCAGCTGGGACTGGAGCGGGATCTACGCCCACCTCGTCACCAGCTGCGGCCAGTACCCCGACTACTGGCGAGACCACCTGAGCCTGCCCGACCTGGCCGCGCTGACACGCTACTGGGAGAAGTACCCCCCGGTGCACGTCAGCGTGGCCCTGTACCTCGGCGCTGGCTCGGGTTCAGGCAAGAGCAATCGCAAGGTGACGCCCGAAGACGAAGAGCGATCCATGGAAGCCTTGGCCAACGTGCTGGGGCCGCCACAAGAGCGATTCGTGCCTCGGGTTCGTCGCATCGACAAAGAACAAGTGAGCCCACCCGATGAATCAGGAACTGCGCTTTAACATCACGGCGGTCACTGCGAACTTCACGCAGAAGTTCCAGGAAGCCGGCAATCAGATCCGCACCTTCAGCGAGGGTGTCGAGTCGCGTTTCAAAGGCATCCGGGACCAGCTTGGCAACCTGGGCAACCTGATGGCCGCCGTGGGTGCGGTCAAGCTGGTGGGCCTCGTCGATGAGGCCACCTTGGTCGGTGCCCGCCTGCGTGATGTGACTGGATCTGCCGAGGGTGCGCGTGCGGCCCAGCAGACCCTGTTTGCGTCAGCGCAGCGCCTGCAGGTGGGTTATGCGGAGCTGGCTGGCTCTGCGGCTCGCATGCTGCCTGCCATCAAAGCTCTTGGTGGTGGGACCAATGACGCGATCAGGCTTTCAGAGATCCTTGCAGCCTCTGCGCGGTTGTCTGGTTCGTCTGCTCAAGAGGCTTCGGCCTCTCAAACTCAGTTCGCGCAGGCTCTGGCCAGCGGCGTGCTCCAGGGCGATGAGCTGAAATCGATCCTTGAAAACAACTCTGCACTGACGAATGCTCTTGCAAAAGGCCTGGGTGTGGGTGTTGATCAGCTCAAGGACTTGGGGGAGCAAGGAAAACTGACATCAAGCGTGGTGGCCAACGCTTTGTCTGGTCAGTACGACGAGATCATGAAGCGCAGCGAAGAGATCCCGCCTACTGTGGGTGGCGCGTGGATCCAGGTCACCAACGCGTTTCAGATGTTTTTGGCTGAGCTCGAAATGGTACGGGTGCTTTCTCTGTCGTCGGAGACTTGCTCAGCGGTCTTGCTCGCTTGATCACTACCGTGTCTGGCTTGCTGAAGACCACCGGAGACGAGGCTGACAAGCTCGGTGCGAATAAATCCGCGGTGACTTGGGGGCAAACCGTTGGAGCCATCTTTGCGGTTGTCATCGACGCTGGACGCGCGGTCTGGGAGGTGATCGCAGGCATGGCGCGGGCCATCGGCGGCTTGGCCGCTGCGGCGGTCACTGCGCTGTCTGGTGATCTGACTGGTGCAGGCAACATTCTGAAAAGCACCTGGGAAGACGCTGGCGCGGCTGTTCAGCGCGTGATGACGCTCATGAGTGGTGGCGAGGGGTCTGCCCTTTTGGCGTACACGCTCAACAACATGGGCGGCGGCGGTGCAGGCTCAGAGGGTGGCTCCAATTTATCTGGCGGAAAGACCAAGGCGACTAAGGGTGGGAAGTCTGGCGGCTCATCTGCCGAGGTCTCTCAGGTGCCAATGGTGCAGGCAGAGCTGGAGGCCGCCCGGGTGGCCTACATGCAGACCAATGCCCTGCGCGAGATGAGCAAGCTGGAAGAGCTGCAGGCGCTGGAAGAGATTGCCCAGCGCTACGACCTGAACGCCAAAGACAAAGCCCGAATCGCACGCGATACCGCGCGGCTCGAAATCGCTGCCTTGCGCGAGATGGCCGAGACTGGCCGTCAGCTCGATGAGCAGCAGCGTGTTGAGCGCGAGCAAAAAGCGCTGGCTGCTGTGGCCCTGGCTGAGTCTGAGGCTCAGAACATGGCCAACATGGGCCTGATCACGCAGCAGCAGCTGCTGGAGCAGGAGCGTCAGTTTGAGCAGCAGAAGACGCAGATCAAGATGGACGCCATGCAGGCGCGATTGCTGGCCGTCGATCCAGATCGTGATCCGATCCAGTACGCGCAGATCCTGTCCCAGATCGAGCAGCTGGAGCTGCAGCACGCCATGAAGGCCGGGCAGATCAAGGCCCAGGCGGTGGCGCAAAACCCGGTGACCAGCGTCATCAAGTCCGCTGAAATGGCTTTCAACCAGTCGATTCAGGGGATGCTGCAGGGCACGATGTCGCTGCGTCAGGGCTTGGCCTCGATTTGGCAGGGCATCAGCTCTTCCATCATTGGCGAGATCTCCAAGATCATCGCCAAGCGCGTGGCCATGTTCGCGCTGGAAAAGGCGCAGTCCCTGGGCCTGATTGGCGCCAAGGCGGCTGAGGCCGGTGCCGGCGCTGCAGCGTCGCAAGCTGGTATCCCTATCGTGGGCCCCGCGTTGGCCCTTGGCGCCATGGCCACGATTTTCGCGGCCGTCATGGGCTTGAGCGGTTCGATTCCGTCTGCTGAGGGCGGCTGGTCGATCCCGGCGGGCACCAATCCGATCGCGCAGCTGCACGAGAAGGAAATGGTGCTGCCCGCGCAGTACGCCGAGATGTTCCGCGAGATGGCGGAGGGCGGTGGCAGCGTGGGTGGCGGCACGGTGGTCTACAACGACCACAGCGGGCGCCTCAGTGATGAGGAGATCCGCCGCAAGTCGCGCGTCATTGCTGAAGAGATGAACAAGCTGCAGCGCAACGGCTGGAGACCTGCATGAGCAACCTTGTGTACCCAGAGCTGCCCGGCCTGGGCTTCGGAGTCATCCGGGCCCAGGTTTGGCGCAACTCGGTGCGAGAAACCGATTCTGGCCGTGAGTTCTCCAGAGCGATCTGGTCCAGCCCACGCCGCCGGTACCGCCTCAAGTATGAGTTTTTGCGCTCGGGTCAGGCGTTCCCCGAGATGCAAACCCTGCTGGCGTTCTTCAATGCCCACCAGGGCAGTTTCGACACCTGGCGCTTCCGGGACCCGGATGATCATGAGGTGGTCGACGAGCCCCTGGGTACCGGGAACGGCACCCGGGTGGCTTGGCAGGCCATTCGTGAGTTTGCCGGCCTGGTCGAGCCGGTGTACGAGCTGGATGGCACGCCTGTGGTCAAGATCAACGGTGTGGCCACCACGGCGTTCACCGTGAGTGCCACCGGGCTGATCACCTTCAGCGCCCCGCCGGCCAATGGTGCTGACATCACCTGGACCGGTGATTACTTCTGGCGCTGCCGCTTCACCAAGGACCAGATGGACCTGGAGAAGTTCATGCAGGACATGTGGCAGCTCGGCCAGGTCGAGTTCATGACGGTGAAACCATGACCCAGCTTCGCAGATCCATCACGCCAGAGCTGTCGGCCCTGCTGCGAGACAACAACCGCCTGCAGGTGGCTGACCTTTACACGATCACGCTGTCTGGTGGACAGGTGCTGCGCTGGACGAACATCGACCAGGCGGTGGTGATCGGTGCCGACACCTGGGTCATTGGGCCCGGTCTGTCGCGCGGCATGCTTGAGATGTCCGCAGGGGTTGAGGCGCAGGCCATGGACATGACCATCACTGCAGATGCGTCGCAGACCATCAATGGCCAGCCGATGGTTCCATTCATCTTGGCCGGCGGATTTGATGGAGCCGAAGTGGTGCTGGATAAGGCATTCAGGGCTGACCTGGGTGCAGCGCCATGGGTGGGCAAGATCGAGCAGTTTTTCGGGCGCGTGAGCGATGTGGAAAGTGCCGGCCGGCTGCAGGTCCGCGTGACCGTCCGGTCAGTTCTCGAGCTTTTCAATCTGCCGCTGCCGCCCACCGTGTATCAGCCACAGTGCCGCAACAGCTTGTATGACGCCAATTGCGGCCGAGACCCGGCCACTTACACCGTGACCGGCTTTGCGCAGTCGGCCAGCGATGGGCTGCGCATGCAGTTCGCGCATAACCTTTTGCCGGCCTCCGGGTATTTCGATCTGGGTGCCATCACCTTCGTCACTGGCGCCAATGCAGGCATCAGGCGCACGGTGCGCCAGCACTCAACCACCCACATCGTTGTCATGCAGCCATGGCCAGCGCCTGTGGCCGTAGGCGATGAGTTCCAGGTTTACCCAGGCTGCAATCTCACGCTCGAAACATGCACATCCAAGTTCGCCAACAGCCCGAGATTTCGGGGGCACCCATTCATACCCCCGCCAGAAACGGTGATCTGACGCTGCGCCAGCGCGTGGCGGTTGAGGCCTCATCGTGGCTGGGGACGCCCTACCACGCGCATCAGCGTCTCAAGGGCGGTGGGGTTGATTGCGTGCACATGATCTGTGCGGTCTACGAGGCCTGCGGGCTGGTGCCGCCCATTGATCCCGGGGCGTATGCCATCAGTTGGCACCTGCATCGGGATGAGGAGCTGTACATGGCTGCCCTGGACGCGCGGGCAAACCGCACAGAGCACCCGCAGGTGGGCGACATTGCCCTCTTCAGGTTTGGCCGCACCTTCAGCCATGCGGGCATCGTCGTGGAGGGCGGGCAACTGGTGCACGCCTACAACCGCGCCGGCGGTGGCGCGGTGATCAAAACCAGCTTGTCTCAGGCGCCCCTGACCGGCAGGTCCGGCCCGCGCCCGACGATTTTTTACGACCTTTATTCGATCAGGAGCCTGTAATGGGTGGCACCAGTACCATCAGCAACAGCGAGACACGCGCAGAGGCACTGAAGCTGCAAAGCAGTGCTTATGGGGCCACCGTGGCCGTGGTGCATGGCACCACCAGAATCGCGGGCAATCTGGTGGATTACGGCGACTTCCGCGCCATTGCCAACACCACCACGCAAGAAAGCGGTGGCAAGGGTGGTGGCGTGAGGGTGCAGAACACGACTTACACCTACACAGCAAACGTCATCATGGGGCTGTGCGAGGGCCCGATTGGCGGCATCAAGCACATTTGGCGCGGAAAGGCCAAGTACGAGCAAGGGCGGGGCCCGTGGGCCGAGTCACTGACGCTGTTTCATGGCAATGAAGACACTCTTCAGCCCCCTTGGTCCGTGCTGGCCACCATGGCCGGCGGCACCCATGAAATCAACTACTCGGGTCTGGCCATTTTCTGCGTTGAGGCCTACGACCTGGGTGGTTCTGCTCAGGTTGAAAACCACAACTTTGAAGTGATCGGCCTGGCCGCGCGGGCATTGCATCCGGATTGTGAAGACGCCGATCCTGCAGCCATCCTGTCGCACTGGGTTACGCACCCGCGTTACGGTCGCGGCCTTCCATCAGCAACGCTGGCGCCGGTCAGCGACTACAGCAACTATTGCCGGGCGGCCGGGCTGCTGCTGTCTCCTGCGCTGACAGAGCAAGCTGCTGCCGCTGATCGAATCAAGCTGCTGATGGAGCTGACCAACTCGGCCGTGGTGGTCGCGGATCGAAAGCTGCACATCGTGCCGTTGGCCAGCGAATCTTTGACGCGCACCGCAGCATGGGGTACTTCTTACAGCTACACACCCGACCTGGCGCCGCTTTTTGATCTGAGCGCTGATCAGTTCCTGATGACCAGCGACAGTCCGCCTGTTCGCGTGATCCGCAAAACGCCGGCCGATGCCTACAACGTGGTCAAAGTTCAGTATCGGAACCGAGCCAACGATTACGCCACTGATGTGGCTGTGGCCGAAGATCGCGCCAGCGTCGACCTTTATGGTGTGAAGGAGGCCCCATTGATCAATGGGGACTGGATCTGTGACACCGAGGTGGCACACGCGGTGGCGCGTATTCGCCTGCAGAAATTCATGACCGCGCTACGCCAGTACCGCTTCGATCTGCCCTGGAACTTTGCGGCCATTCTGCCCACCAACATTTTGCGCATCACTGATCCTGGCCAAGGATTGGATGGTGTGCCGGTGCGCGTGACCCGCATCAGCGAGACAGAGCAGGGCTTCAGCGTAGTGGCTGAGGATTTTCCGAACGCATCCACGGCCGGCCCTGTGTACGCCCTGCCCGTTCAGGATGGATTTGTGCATGGCTACTCCGTAGAACCCGGCGCTACCGAAGTCGTTCATGTGTTCGAAGCTCCCCGAGCGCTCACTGATACCGGGCTGGAGGTCTGGGCTGCAATCAAGGGTGGCACAAACTGGGGTGGTGCCCACATGTGGTGTCGCTGAATGGCACCGACTACAAGCGCCTGACCACGGTGTGGGGCCAGTCGCGCTGCGGCGTGCTGACTGGCCCTGTGGCCTCTGGTGTGCTGCCGGTGGGCTCGATGACAGGCAAGCTGCTTTCTGCATCCGCAGATGAGGCGTCAGGCGGCATCACGCTGTGCTACGTGGGCGGTACCACGCCCGAGTATCTGGCATACCAAACCGCTACCCTGACGGGCCCTGGGGCCTACGACCTGTCGGGCTTGGTGCGAGGAATTTACACATCGTCAGATGCCTCGGATCACAGTGCCGGCAATGTGTTCGTGCGCTGTGATGATGCGCTGGCCAAATCTGGGCCGCTGGATACCAATCTGATTGGCCAACAGGTTTGGATCAAGTTCCAGTCGTTCAACAAGTTCGGGCTGCAGACTGAAGACATGGCCGATGTCACGGCCGTGGCGTATACCGTGTCTGGAAGATTTGCGCGCAATGCTGAGGCAGAGCGTAACCTCATAAAAATAGGAGATTTCAGCCGGCAACCGCTGGGCGTCACGCCTGCATCATGGAGTGGTGGCGAGGTCGTTTCTGTAACCGGCCAGGCATTCACGCGTGCCCTGAAGTTCAATGTGATGAGCATTGCCGAGAGCTCAAACAAGATTGATGCGAGCCCAGGCGATCAGTTTTACCTCGGCGGCAGGTTAATGGCTGTCGATGATGATTGCAAATTTGGCGTGTCCTTCTATGGTGCTGACGGAAACCTCATCCAGCGGGTTGAAGCGTTCGCCGCAATAACCTACAGATACAACTTCAACAACAACACAACAACAGTTATTGACCAAGGTGTTTGGGTTAACAAGAACTCGGTGATTACTGCCCCTGCGGGTTCTGCTTACGCAATACCTGAGCTATTCAAAACCAATGATCGGCCGCTGATTGGATCTGATTGTTTTGCCGAGGATCTCCAGGTCTTCAGGCCCGCTGTGTCTGGCGAGATTGGTGTAGAGCAGGCCACAAGCGTTTACTACTTCGATCTTGCGGGTTCGGTGGATGTGTCTTCGCCAATTTTGGACACCGCGTCCGGATCGAGTTACCCGACGACGGTTGGTGAAATCAACAACGTGGAGATCCCGTTCGGTTCACGGATGCTGGTGACCATTTCCGCCAGATGCCGTTATGTGAATGCGTCATCTGGTATTTCGGCGACGCTAGGTGGGCAGGGTGAGGTGGCCCTACAGCGCGACACCGGATCAACATTCGGAACATTCCGATTCAAAAATCTTCCTGGTGCTAGTAGAGAGCGAATTGATGAGCTTGTCGGCGCAAGCGCTTCGGTGATGACCCCAGGCGTTTACAACTTCAGGATCATGGCTGGCAAACTAACATCCAGTGAGGTTTTTGAGATTCAGTCAATGCAACTTCGGCTGGAGATTGTGAAGCGATGACTTATAGCTTTTACAGAGAATCAGACGGCGAGTTTGCAGGGCACCGATTTATGGGGCCTGAGCAGGCACTTGAGGCCAACACGCCAGCTGGCCATAGGGCAATCGAAGGCGAATATGGTCCTGATCTGTGGGTCTTCGACCTGGATGCCGGCATGCCGGTGCGGCGCACGCCGCCGCGCCCGCAAGACACTGACGAGATCACCTGGCAGCTCAGCGAGGGTGGTCGACGGTGGCTGCCATCGATGACGTTACTTGGTCGAAAACGCCAAGCCGTAGCGGCGCTGCAAGACCAGGTCAAGCAAATCGAAGGCAGCGCTGATCGCGCCGTGCGTGAACTGGTGCTGGCCACGGGCTCGGCGCCTGCAGCAGCACGCATGCAGGCGATTGAGGAGGCCATCGCGCCTCTTCGGGCTCGGCTGGCCGCCATCAATGCAGCAGGTAGCCACGAAGAGCTGGACGCCCTGGGCGATTGAAACCATCTGGAAAGCAACCGGCCCGCCATCTGGCGGGCTTTCTTTTTTGGGGAATCGAATGACAGAACAGAGCCTGGAGGCGCTCGTGGAAGCGCGGATCAACATCGCCCAGCTGCAGGCGAAGGTTGAAGCGCAGGGCCGAGAGATTGGTGAGCTCAAAGCCATGGTGCAGGCCATGGCTGAGCAGCTGAACCAAGTCGCGGGCACGTTGACCGAAGCCCGCGGCGGCTGGCGGGCGCTGATGCTGCTGGGTGGTGCGGGCGCGGCCTTCGGTGGCGCCTTCACCTGGATCTTGGATCACCTGTTGCGCGGAGGAGTGAAGTGATGCTGACCACGTTGATTTCTTTCCTGGGGGGCAGTGCCTTCCGCATGATCTGGGGCGAAGTCTCCAGCTTCCTGACCGCACGGCAGGAGCACCAGCACGAACTGCAGCGCATGCGTCTGCAGGCCGATCTGGAGGCCGAGCAGCACAAGCGCCAGCAAGAGGCCATCCGCCTACAGGCTGAGCTGGGCGTGAAGGTGATCGAGGCTCAGCGTGAAGCCGACCTCGACCGCCTTGCGGCCGAAGGCTTCAACATCGCGGTGGAGGCCACCAGCAAGGTCACGGGCGTGCGCTGGGTTGATGCCTGGAATGCCGCCATTCGTCCTGGCCTGGCCACCGTGTCCATCGTCCTGGTCGTGTCTGACGCCTGGCAACTGGTCAGCCTGAACGAGAACGCCTGGGCGTTGGCCGGTGCTGCCCTGGGCATCTACGTGGCTGACCGGACGCTGTTCAAGCGGGGGAAGTGAGCCATGGACGTGACGCAAGCCCTGGCCATCGTCATGCGCCTGTGCATCCTGTTCGAGGGCGTGTACCTCCGGCCGTACCTTTGCCCAGCAGGCGTGCCCACGATCGGGGTCGGTTCCACCCGCTACCTGGACGGCAGGCGCGTCCAGCTCTCAGATCCGCCCATCACGCGCGAGCACGCCATGGTGCTGCTGCGGCACAAGGTGCTGACAGAGTTCATGCCCGGGGTTCGGCGGCTGTGCGGCGCAGTCGATGAGCCCGGCCGCCTGGCCGCCCTGACCGACTTCGCCTACAACCTGGGCCTGGGGGCACTCAAGTCGTCAACCCTGCGCCGCCGCATCCTGGCCGGGCGCTGGGACGATGTCCCGGCTGAGCTTCGCAAGTGGGTCTTTGCCGGTGGCCGCCGGATGAATGGCCTGGCACGGCGGCGTGAAGCCGAAATCGCCCTGCTCTGACAAGTTGTCTCCTCGGTCGCTGCAAAGCGACTTTCACCGCCCCTGGGCTCACGCCTGGGGGCGGTCTTTTTTTGTGTCTGAGCGAGACCGAACGCGGTTTATATTAGTCACCATTCGGGCAGCCCAGGCTGACAAATCCGATCTTGGGGGCGTGGGCTGCTGCGCCGGCAGGGACCACGGTGGGGGCGTGTTCAGAACTCATGGGGCAGGATTGTCCGGCAAAACAGCAGGTGGCGCGAGCCACCGCCCCCAATCATCCCGAGCTCAGGCGGGTATGCTGCGCGACCATGAAAAGAATCTCTGGGATTTTGCTGGTGTTTGTCTTGGGCTTCATCGCCGGAGGCATCTTGTTCTCCCGAACAGTTCCCAGGTCAGTGCTGGATCCGTCTTCCTGCACGACCAATTGCCTGAAGCCCGCAGACGTGACCGCGTTGCTCTTATCAGCCGGTATATCACCGACTGCCCATAGAGAGGCTGAGACTGACAAGGCACACAGGGGACTAGGACGCAGTAGTGCATCTACGTCTGAGCATCGATCGATGTACAGCTACGTACCGTCCTGAGCTCGATCGAGTCACTACGTTAGTCTGCAATCGA